GCCCCTTCCTCGATTCGCGCGAGAGCTTGCCGCAGCTGATCGATGAGGCCGATCTGCTGCTCGATGCGCTCGCCGAACCGCGTGCCGCCGAGGATCGCCTCGCCGAATGCCCTGCTCTGCGCGCCCTCCGCCTGCTTCAGCAGCTCGGTATTGATCGCTTGGCCGACGGCCTTGATATTGGCCTGTATGGCCTCCTGGTTGAGCCGCACGGCCCGCGCGATGGCGAGGCGCTCCACGCCGGCCAGCTCCTGGCCGAGCCGGGCGTAGCTCTCGGCCAGCTCGTCGGCCGACCGCGCGGCCCCGCCCATCGTGTCCTTCAGCGCCTGCTGGGCGTCGTCCAGGGCGCGGGTCGCCCGGTCGGCCGCGTCGGCATCGCCGCCGAGGTCGAGAAAGGCGCGGCCCAGCCCCACCGCGGCGATCGCGGCGACGCCGAGGAGCGAAGCCATCGGGCCGAAGATCTGCGCGATCTGCCCGCCCTGCTGGGCCAGCACCGCGAACGGCCGCTGCCCCGAGGTGAGCCCCGTCACCACGTCGTTGATCTGGAACGACAGGAGCTGCAGCTGGTTCCTGAGCTGCCCGCTGATCGCCGGCAGGCGATTGAGCGCCACCGCGGCGCGGTCGGCATTGCCCGAGAGGCCGGGCGTCAGGGCGGTCGCGGTCGACCGCGCCGCCGCCTGCATCTGATCCAGCGCGGCCTTGCCCTCGCCGACCCCGCGTTGCAGCCCCGTCGCGTCGGCCTTGAGCAGTAGCGAGAGCGCGAGCTGGCCGGCCATCGGGACTACCGCCGCAGCAGCACCTCGACGAAGTCGCCCGCGGCGAGCGCCGCCTCGAGCGCGTCGGCGAAGACGAATTGCGGCGGCTCGCCGCCGGCGAGGATGGCGCCGTTGGCGGCCGTGCTGGTCACCGGCGTCGCGCCGCTGGCCACGGTCAGAGCCGCCGCCGCGACGGCGCGGCCGGCGCTGTCGACGGCGAGCCCGGCACCGACGGAGAACGCGCCGCCGCTCTCGACCACCACGCTGCCGCCGACGACGACGGCGAAATCCTCGCCATCATCCGCGTCCGTGGCGGCGACGCCGGCGACCTTGGAGCCGGCGACCGTCGCCTGCGCCCCGGCGAAGGTCACCGCCCGGCGGCGGGCGACCTCGCCCGACGCCTTGAAAGTCAAGGTGAGCGTGGGCCTGCTCTGCTCGGCCATGGTCCTTACCTCGTACCGCTCGCGACCGCTCGAACGGCGGTCGGGTAGTCGACCTTGTGCTGCCGCTGATAGCCGACCGCGCGGCGGTGCAGCTCCATGGCCTTGGGGTCGGCGCTGAAGCCGTCCGGGGCGGTGACGCCGGCCACGGGCTCGGCAACGTCGCGCGACAGCTCGGCGAAATGCACGGTCACCGGTAGGCGCTCGAGGAAGCGCCGGAAGGCCGCCGCCGGCGTCTCCGACACCTCGCCGTCATGCTCGGCGAAGGTGACGAGCCCGGTGTCGGCCATGCTGGCCATCAGGGACACGGCCAGGTCGCGAGCGCCCGGCGTGAGCCTGCCGGCCCGGACCAGGCCCTCGGCGAGCAGCTCCGCCTCGCGCCGGCGCAGATCGAGCTCGCGATCCTCCGCCGGCGCGCCGGTGAGCGCATCGGCAAAGGTCGCGACGCTGCCGTCATCCTCGCCCAGCTCGACCGGCCGGAGGCCCTTCACCGCGGGCGCCGCGGCACCGAGAAAGCCCACATGGCGCAGCGCCCACACCTCCGGCGTCGGGCTCGACGTGGAGCCCGGGCGGTAGAACGACGCCGACAGCTTGCGGTAGCGCCCGGTGCGCACCGTCTCGGCGAAGCTCGGGTCGACATCGCGCACGTCGGCGTAGAGCCCGCCGCCCCGGCTCGCCAGCCGCTCGACCCAGCCATAGGCCGGCTCGTTGAGACGCGGATGGCCGATCACGACGGGTGCCTCGTGGCGCTTCGGGTCGTAGGCCGCGGCCGTCGCCGCCACATCGGCATCGGCCAGGGTCACGACGCTGCCGTCCATCGACTCGTGCCGGCCGGCCTGGAAGATGTGCAGCCCCTTCATCGTCAGGACGCCGCCTTGATGTTCTGGAACAGGAACCCGGCGCTGATCCCCGTCAGCACCGGGATCCGCTCGTAGTTGGCGCTGACCAGCCAGGAGCGCGACGAATTGTCGAACCAGGACTGGCCGACGAAGGGATGGCCGCGCAGCCGATAGGTGTAGCCGAAGGACGGCTCCTCGATCGCCGAGGCCCGCGACACGTAGGCCAGCACCGCGACATTGCCCCACACGTCGGTGAACGCGCCGGCCTGGTCGGCGGTCACCGCCTTGCCGACCGCGAGCGTCGGGATGTCGAGAAGGTTGGCGACCAGCGTGGTCGTGATGCTGTCGCGCGAGGTGTACTTGACCCGCTCGCCGATCACCTTGTTGTTCTTGAGCGCCGGCCAGGCCGAGGCGCCGATCACCATGACGTTGGGGTACATGCCGGTGGTGGCGCGGATCGCCTCCTTGGCGGCGTCGACCGCCAGCACCGGGTCGACCTCGTCCTCCGACCACTCCTGACCGCCGGTGAGGTCGAGCTTGTGGTCCGAGTCGTAGTTGGCGGCGTCCGTCGCCAGCGCCGCCTGCTCGACCTCGAGCGGCAGCGTCATCACCCGCATCGCGACGTTGGTCGCCCGCATCATGAGGTCGACATGCGGCCCGCTCTCCGCATCCTCGGCGACCTCGCGTGGCACCGGCACGTCGACGCTGTCCTGCACCAGGCGGAACGGCTTGCCCTCATAGCCGAAGGTGATCCGCTTCGCGTCGGCGCCCGGGGCGCGGCGGAGACTGTAGAGCCGGAAGCTCTCCTTGCCGAACTCGATGACCTGGCCGCCGCGCTGCCGGACATCGACCGGCGGGAACAGGAGCGAGCCGACATGGTCGGGATGCTGGTAGCCCTGGGCGTGCGTCGTCAGCACCGGGTCGACGATGCGGGCCTGAGCGGTGGTCAAGGTCATCGGGAGATCCCGCATGATGGGGAAAAGTACCCGGGCGGCGGCGCCGCCCGGGCGAGTGGTTGGCTTCGGATCGAGAAACGCCCGCCACATGACGGGATGTTGCGGCGCCGGTAAGGCTGCACCCGTGCATCACGTCCGCCGCCATGCCGACGCCGCGCGGCCGTCCCGGCGCCGCGGCGGTCTGCGGCGACGGAGGATCGCCCGAAAACATCCCCGCCAGCCGGCCGCAACCGCTTCAATTTTGAGTTCGAAAGATTCCGGCTACTTTTCAACCAGCCCGCGACCTCGCCGCGCGCGTCCTGGGGCATTTCTGGGAATGTCCGATGTCGGTGATATACCGAGGCGCGATTCGCGGGTTTCGCGCAAGATCAAGGGCTTAGAGAAAAACGGCCCCTTGCGGGGCCGCGGCGGAATTGGGCTAAACGCCTGGATTGAACGGGTTTTTCGCCTCAGGCGGCGGGCGGCCGGGCCGCCGCCTTGGCCGCCATCTGCGCCTTGCGCTCGAGCATGTGCCGCAGCCCGGCGATCACCTTGGGCGCCAGCCCGGTGTCGACGAAGCGGAGCGCGCTCACCTTGAAATGGCCGTGCAGCCACTTGCCCAGGCTCGCCTCCGTGCCCTGGCCGTCGGTGTAGACGCCCCAGAGATGGCGCATCAGCTGCGCCTGGGCGGGCGACGCCATGCCGCGCCGGGCCGGCAGCGGCTTGAGCGGCGAGGTGCTGACGAAGCCCAGCCCGGCGAGCCGGGCCATCACCAGCTCAAAGCCCGCCGGCGACAGATCCCGCGAGCTCTCGACCCCGGCGACGCCCCGCAGCAGCCCGCGCCAGGCGTCATCGTCGAGCCCGAGCTGCTTCCTGGCGACGTGCAGGATCGCCAGCTTACCGCTACTCGGATGGCGCATCGGCGTGCTCCTGGCCGCGGGGAGGGAAGAGTTGGTCGTTCGCGTCCTTCAGAGTCTCGCGGACCCGGTTGAGAATCCACGCAACGCCCGAGGCCGCGCGGCTCGGTCGGCCAGGCTGCCATCCCTCCAAGTTCATCCCCTCGCCGAGCGCCATGCCCAGGAAATCCAGGACATCGATGCATTCGTCGATCTGCTGCCCCGGGCGGGCCGTTGGGTCGCCGCTGATCGTGAAGCGGCGGGCCTTGCCGTTGGCGCGGCGGTCGATCTTCGTGCTGGTGGTCGTGGTCATGGTGGGTGCTCCCTCAGCTCCTGGTTCTGCTGTCATGGACGAAGCGGCATGCTTCGCCCATCTGCCGATGCGACGGCGTCTCGCCCCCGGCGAGAACGCGCGCCTTGGAGACCGCTTCCGCGATGCCGTGCCAGCCCCTCGCCTGCCCGAGCTTGTGGTAGCGTTCGACCGCGGACGGCGGCAGCCCGAAGTGGCGGAAATACGCCTCAACGTCGTCGCGATAGATGCCGAGCCGGTGCCACAGCGCGACGCGATTGCGGAAAGCGGCGAGGTTCGGGTCGGTGCGGAGCTTCGCCTCGAGCGTCTCCTCGCCGACCAGCGCCAAGCCGATATGCACCTCCCCGGCGAGCTGCCGCAGCACGTGCAGGCATCGCGCATGGATGAAATGTGCTTCGTCGATGATCAGGGCTTCGCAATTGGTCCACTCGTCTTTCTCGATCAGATGCCAGACTTTGTCATAGGCGGCCGGGCCTGCCGGCTGGCCATACTCGCGCCCCAGGGCGGCCTCGATCCGCCCCAGCATCATGCCGGCGCCTTTGTCCCGCCTGTTCGTCATGTCGCCGAGGAAGTCGGCCTGGCGCATCAGGACCGGGACCACGGCCGGGTGCTGCCGGCCATAGGCGGCGACGATCGTCGACTTGGCTGTGCCCGACCTGCCGCTCAGCACGACGATCTTGCGCTCCATCCGCATCACGTCGAGCGCGGCGAACGCCTCGCGCGAGCTGTGCGTCGGGGCGAACGGCTCCTTTCCCACTGTCGGCGGCCTCGCTAGGCTTACGACCTCGGCCATGGGAGGTCCTTTCCCTGGTTGAGCCGCCGAGGCCCCATGCCCCGGCGGGGCCGGCGGGCGTTCCTGCGCCCGCCGGCTGTTGCCTCACTCGCCGTTCACGGCGCGAAGCCGCGCGGCATACTCCATGGTCTCGGCACCGCGGCGCCGCCGCTCGAGCTCGTCCGGGCCGCGCTCGACCGGCCGGCCGAGCCGCTTCCCCGCCCGCGCCGCCGCGGCATGGCCCGGGCCAATGCCGATGACCTCCCCCGACTCCTGCTGCGGAGCCGGCAGCGCGGCCGTCAGCACGCCGGCCGCCTCGGCCGAAGGGTCGAGCTTGTCGACCGCGCCTTCGATTGTCCGCACCTGGCGCCGCACCTCGCCCGCGGACCGCGAGTGCTCGACCGCCCCGGCCGGGTCGAGGAAACCGAACGACCTATCCAGCTCGGCGATGCAGTGGAAGTGCCGGCACTGCGCGTCCCGGAAGACGTAGACGCGCGACCGGTCGCCGAAGAGCGGGATGCGG